TTGCTTGTGAAACTAGGCAGAGTTTAGCGGATTGAAAATATTCTGTCAAGACTTATTTTCGTTAACATTATGTAATGTTTAAAAAGAGTGTTGACACACAAAACAGACACACATGTGTCCATAAAAAGGGCTTTAAACCCATTAGAGGCTTTGGTGTGTCCATAGAGAGGTTTTTGTTAAGGGGTAGGGCGTAGTATAGAATGAAAGACAAAAGCTGCTCAGTGAGCTTGTACAGAGTTGAAAATGTGAAATAAGAACATCAAAAAGAGAATTTACCCCTTTTTGATGTCAACAGGATAGAATTTGACAGGATGTTGCTCATTGGCATAGATTTTTACACGAGCCTTGCCATGCTGTATCATATACCCACTATACCGCTTGTCGGGCATAGAAAGATCATCAACCACGTCATAAATTGTGGCAACCTCTTTTGTATCATGCAATCGCATCAATCGACCAATAGACTGAATGATCCTGATCATGGATTTTGTGGATGATGCAAGAACCATGTTGTGAAGCTTATTGATAGAAATACCAACAGCCATAGTTCCAAAAGTGGCACAGGTTATCACACTCTCACCAGCCTCGATCTTAGCCTTGATAACGTCACGTTCTTTGTTACTGACCTCGCCATTAATAACAAACACATTATCATGCTTTTCTTTCAACATCTCATATACAGGAGTTTGATAGATGTCTATTGAGTCAAACAAAACAAGCGTATTTCCTTTCAGGGACAGAATCAGATTGACAAGAAACTTTTTCCTTTCAGGGAGTGAATAGATAAATTCTTTTTCAACACGATACCAGTCTTTAGGGTTTCGTTTTTTTCCATCTTCCTTTGTGAATACGGTAGACGCAAGATCATCCTTGAATTCTTGGCTATACTTCAACAAAAGCATCTTCACATCAATAGGGGATGCAACACCTTTATCAATGCTTTCTTTTGCTGTCATGATGATCTTGCGCGGGCCAAACAAACCTTCAATAAACATTTCGTTTGATTCAAACCCATCAAGCGAACCGGTTAAGCCATGCTTCATAGGGCAATTAATTGATCTATCCACGATTGTTCCTAAAATATCAGCTTTGGCTCCATGACAATTTTCAACTACGGCACCTTCTGCTATATAATTGTGGTCATTTTTTATGTGTAAATTATAAACCGTATCTGGTTTATTAATAACTCGCTTACTTATCAATTTCATTTAACAAACCTTTTATATAGATATTCTAACTTTAAGTAAGTTGAATCATCAAATGCTTCTTTATTAGATGGAAAATGGATATTATTTAATATATAATCTTCATTAAATATAATCATATCATATTTTTTTTCATCACACCAAGATTTTAAAGCCATAATTTTTGCTTTTGTTTTTTCATCGTTTAACATATTATTTGGTTTTACTTCAACAACAGACTTTGTTTTATGGTTTACAAAATCAACTATATAAATATAAGATTTTTCTTTAAAATTATATTCTATTCTTAATTTTTCATACTCAGAATCTGGATTGTGGTAATAATATAAAGCTTCCCAAGAGCTTCTAAATTTTTTACCATAACACATAGCTTCCCAGTTTGTATTTCTATTATTTGTATTTGGTGTAAATTCTCCATTTTTTATTTTTTCTTTCATTAAAGAACTTTTATGTAACTTCTCTTCGTCTGAAACGACACGACCATACATACCATTTTTTGAACCCGAATTTCTTTCGCTTATAGCTGCTTTCTGTTCTTTTGTATGTGGTGTACCTTTTAGACCAGTCAACCCTTTATTCCAAACTTTTCGACCTTTTAGTTTAGATACCAAATCATTTCTATTTAATTCCCAATTTTTCTTTGCAGCAAAAGATGCAACATGCTTTTTTAATTTTGTTTTAGCTTCATCTCTAACAAATTTTATTGTTGAGTAAAGATCGCATATTATACCCAAATCTATGACATTCTGACTTACTGTTCTTTTTCTAAATGTAAGACATTCGTTTCTTGTTTTTAGTAATTGTCCATTACTCAACTCTATAAATGATGCTGAGTAATAAAGAACTCTGATATCGGTTGTGTGAAAATTATTTAGATTTTCATTTAACGATAAAATCATTTCATTTTTAGACTTCTTCATTCTTTGTTTCATTTATAAAACTCATGCTATAGCTGTATGTACCTGTATTTATAACATCATGAGTTTCATTTAGGTCTATTGCCTTTATCCAACCCACAGTAGTTAAAAATTTGTGGTTTTCTGTAACTTTAATAACAGAATTGTTGTCAAATATTAACTCAATCATTTTATCATTAGACGACTTAATCATGTTTTTGTAAACATCAACAACAACATCTTCTTTAAATAATTTTGTTTTTTCATTATAGTTAATTACAAGATCACCTTCTCTGATATCTGAAATTTTAACATATCCATCAGGCGTCATTATATTAGTATCTGGGTGAAAACATTCATCAACAAATACGGCTTTCATATCATCAAAAACGTATTTAGGAAGCTTTGCCATGGACTGCCATGTAGTAATAACAACCTGTCTATCAATATATTTTTTATAGTCTTTGTTGATTTTCTGACAATGAGTTCCAACATTCCACTTAACAGAGGAACCCGTAGCATAATTTTCAAAATCATTGTACATCTGCTCAACTAGGTTTCCAGAGGGAACTACGACAAAGAATTTTTTGTCTTCCATCTCAGGAAGTAGTTGCAACATACGCAAGGCGCTGTAAATGATAAGGGACTTACCACTACTTGTAGATGACAAACATAAACTGCGTCCCATGCCAAACATATGCATAAGAGCATCGTACTGGTGTTCGTGTGGTGTAATTGGCTTACCTTTGCTATGCGGATCAATCACCGTAGTCATTACGTGTTCAATATCTTCACGAGTGAGGTCAGTCTGTGGAATAAGCTCAGGATCAACCTTGTAGCTGTATCCCTGCCCCTTTACAAACCTTAGCAGTGCCAACACCAAGCCTACGGGAAACGTCTTGTTACGGAGGTTGTAGAGCCGTTTGTACCCATCCCATTTACCAGATTTCACACGCGGGTCATGTTTAGCATTAGGAACCTCAAAACTAAACTTATCCTGAATCTCCATTTCCATGTATTTTTCAACACAAGAAATCTTGACATAGGATTCGTTAATCTTCTGGATTATAATCTGAGGTTGCGACATATTCATAAACCAATTTTAATAGTTTGTTAGCGGTTGTGTATACTAGTATATAGGGCATTTTAACTTGCTCTCTAATAGCGGCAAGATACCTGTGATGTCCGTCAACAACGTACCCATCCTCACTTACGATGATAGGTTTCATAGTAGGTATTGAATCAGGGTCTTTTCTCATATCCATACAAATATTTCTTATCTTGTCCTCGTCAAACCCTTCCGCTTGCAACGGTTTGAAATAATCGACCAATCCCATATAAGGCCAGCTACCCACACCCATACTCTCTGTTAGCCATTCCGTGAATTTAGAAACGTCATCAATCTGAGGCATATTAATTCTAGCTATCATAAACTGTTCTGTGATAAATTCTTTAAATGGTTTCATGTGTTGCTCCTGTTGACTATTTATGGTAAGCTTAATGGTAGTTTCATAAAATAAGGCGTATTGCAAATGTTGACAGATCACCAAACAGAAAAGTTAATCGCTTGTGTAGAGGAAGAACTTAGAGAAATGGAAGAGTATAAAGGCGTAAGCTCTAGTAGAGTTGATGCTTTAAAAGTTGAAGAATTTTTAGTTAGAATAACCGTTATTAGAGATGGTGATGACGAAGAAGAATAATAAGATAAATACCTGTATACAGGAAACAATGATGCAGGGTAAAACAAATGACTACAAAGGCTATTAACACAGCAAAATCAACCTCGTTTATCGCTGTACTTGGGTATGATAGAGATATCACGTACACCATTCAAGGTACAAACATGGGAGGTGCTAGTTTAACACCAGCGGAAATGCCAGCACGTTTTTCAAATATTCCTTTTCCCGGTGACAAGGTTGAGTTTGGTGATCTAACCCTTCGATTTTTGCTGGATGAAAACTTGTCGCAATGGGTTACACTGAACAAATGGATGTTTGCACTCTCTCGCGGCGTCAAAGACTCACAGGGCAACGATCTAACGTCATATGTAGAACTGACCGTCCTAGACAGAAGCAACGCACCAACGATCAGAATCCGTTACAACAACGCTCACGTAACAGATATTGGCGACATTGAATATGATATTGTTGGTGACGAAACAACACTTGCATCTTCTGCGACATTCGTGTACACTCACTACACTATAAACAACGTAATCACAGGTGAAACAATTGAGTACGGATCATAATAGTGATTTAGAAGACCTCATCGACAAAGCAGAAAATAGTTTTGTTGAACTGGTTCAGCTTGCAGGAAAAGATGTAGAGATTGACGAATTTGATATTGACGGTGAAGCTATTAGAACACCAAAGCTTCATCAGAAATATTCTGTAATGTTCGCCAACGAGTCTATGTCCCTGATAAAATACCAACAGATTCAAAAACGTGTCTATCTTGAACGATGGAAATATTTCAACGGGAAGCAGACAGATCAATATTACACAAAGTTTGGAGTCTTTAACGAAAAGGTTCTCAAAGGTGATATTGACAAGTATCTTGCAGCCGACAAAAGATTAGGATACGCTTCTGAACTGCTAGAGGTACAAAAACAAATTGTGAACTACCTTGAAAGAACTGTGAAAGACATTTCTAATCGAGGATTTCACATTAAATCAGTCATTGACTATCGTCGTTTCGAAAGTGGGGCATAAAATGATGAATAAAAAAATACTACGTTCATGCTTTACAGGGATACCAAAGATCAAGTTATGTTAGAAAAGGCCCGTATAGGTATGAATGGCTGGCTTACCTTGTTGCACATTGGTTTATAGACTCTCATCCCTATGGTGAAGCTGTCGTAACCGATTCAGAAATTTCACCAGAGTTGATTAAATTATGAAATATATAGCTGAAATAATCCTAATATTCATGTAGGTAGCTGGAACAGTTTTATCTAAAGGGGTTTTGAGTACATTCTTTTGTATTGTCTTCCCTCCGTGGGCTTGGTACATTTTCATCGAAAAAGTTTTAATCATGCAAGGGTTTATGTAATGACAATTATAGGTTTACTGTTGACTGCATTCACATTGATCAACGTCCCATTGGCGATTGCTTGGTTTGATGTGAAGTTTTATGAAAAATGGGAAAAAGCGATTGAGCGTCTTTGTGAGTTCGACACTGTATTTTGCGTAATTCTGTTTTTGATATTGATTATTTTTCCACAAGCGGTGGATTATCTAACGAGTGAAATTTAATTCTTGACACCAAAGCACCGATTTGGTAAGATATAGTTGTGGTGAGGGGAAACCCTCTCACCTTTTCAGGAGATTAGCTTATGAGTATTTCAAAGTCGCTTTTCAGTCTTGCCAAGAACAACAACGGTAAGTTCAAATCCGTTGCACAAGCCAAGTACATTCTGTCCATTGCATCACCTAACAACTTTTTGGCTGTAAGTGATAACGTGTACGGAAATACTTATACGTTTTTCTTTTCTTTTGACAGTGAGGGAATTACCTTCATTGAAAAAGAGACAAAAAAGAATAGTTCTGTTTACTGGCAGCGTATGGATGAAAATGCGTTCTGGATTGAGTACAATGCTAAAATGGCAATTGAGCTAGAAATAAATGAACTATCTGCGTGGATTAATAAAGCGCGGTCAATGGTTAATAAAGCAAAAAGCGAAACTATGCCTAAGTTTATGGCTAGGATGGTTGGTGTAACCGATCCAATCGAGATTTGTAAAGTTGCTAAGTTATTTGAAAGTCGTGAGGCTAGACTGGCAAGAATTCAAAATGTGATAAATACCAAACAAGAGCAGTTTGAAAATTATTGGAGATCGTAATGGAAGTGTTTTTAAACGTGTGTTTAACAATGACTATTGCAGTAGTCATCAACACATTGATAGGTATTGTAATGGATTCTTCTACTAATTTAACAATAAGAACAATGAATAAAATTTATATTATTCAAGGCTTATTGTTAGCTTCGACTACATTCCTGTGGTTGGCGTATATTCTAGTTAGGGTGTGGATTTGAATAGAAAGGGGCGAAAGCCTCTTTTTTTGTCTTAAATAACTATCAACTTTGCTACTAGGTATGGTATGATTATAAATAGACAGACAAAAGGAAAAAATTATGACGTTCCAAGAACTAAAAAATTTTATTATCGACAACGAATACCCGACAGGGCGAGAACTCAGAACAGAAAAATACCTGAAATTTGTTTCTGCTCTAAAAGAAGCGACTACGTTTCTTGATGATTCTTATGACACGGTAAAAACACCAACACGATGCTTTGTTGTGATAAACGACATAACAGAGATTCAATACTGTGGCCAGTGTGGGTGTGTTGCTCCTATTGGTGCAAACAGGGTTAAGGTTGATCACTATTACAAGAATGGTTTCAGGGCTTTTTGTAGCAAGGCTTGTACAAGCAAAGGAACACTGAAAAAAAGAGAAGAAACGAATCTTAAAAAGTATGGATCAAAGCACCATATGGGAAGTGATGCTGTAAAAGAAAAGATAAGAAAAACCAACATGGAAAGGTACGGGTCAGCTTGTTATATTTCATCAAACGAGTTTCAAGAATCTTACAAAGAAGAATATTTTGAGCGCACTGGACATACACACCATTTATCTAATCCAGAGGTAATCGCGGCCAGAGAATCATCCAACATAGAAAAGTATGGATCAGGAAATCCATTTGAGTTTGCAAAGGATAAGGTTCAAGCTGGAATGGTTGCTAAATGGGGTGTGATATCACCACTACAAAATTCTGATATTCTAGCAAGAACACAAGCCACAAACATAGAAAGATACGGTGTCCATAGCCCGATGATGTGTAATGAAGTAAAAGAAAAAACAAAACAGTCAAACTCAAAAAAATATGGGCATATCTACGCATCCAGATCACATTATAGCGCACTGGCTAGTTCTGTTTTGTATGATAAAGAATCACTGTCAGAAATGTACAAAGAAGTTGGTAACTCACATATCATTGCAAAGCGATTAGGAATTGGTTCACACAGAACAGTCCTGCAAGCTTTAAAAGAACACGATATATATGTTAATGACAATATTTTAAGAACGGTTTCTAATGCAGAAAAGGAAATTTGTAACATTCTTGATGAAGCTGGAATCAATTACGAAACAAGTAACAGAAGTGTGTTAGCACCAAAAGAACTCGATATCTATATACCAGAACATAATGTGGCTATTGAGTACAACGGGGTGTACTGGCATTCGGATGTTTATAAGGATAAGGCTTATCATCAACAAAAGGCACTGGCTTGTAAAGAAGCAGGGATTCTATTGATTCATGTATATGAAGATCAGTGGGCAAATCCAGTAACCAAAGAAATCATAAAAGAAAAGATCATTCAAAAGTGCAACAAATCAGCCAAAGAAAAAGTTTATGCTCGGAAGTGTGAGGTAGTTTCTGTAACTGCAAGTGAGGCTAGGGAATTTTACACAGCGACACACGTACAAGGTTACAACGATTCAAAGGTTAATTATGGGTTGGTATTCAATGATGATCTTGTGGCTTGTATCAGCTTTAAGAAGCTCACAGGCAAGACTTGTGACCAGTATGACCTAGTGCGCTATGCAACATCAAAGAACGTAGTAGGGGGCTTCTCTAAGCTTCTCACACACTTTCAAAGGAACAATGTATGGAGTGTCATAGAAACCTTCGCAAGTTTGGACTACTCACACGGAAATGTTTATAAACAGTATGGATTTGAAATGGTTGGAGTTACAGAACCGAATTATCATTACTTTAAGGGAGTGGAAAGATATTCAAGAAAGGCTTTCATGAAGCACAAACTAGAAAATGTATTAGAAAGGTTTGATGAACAACTAACAGAAAAAGAGAATATGAACATGCATGGATACACAATTATGTACGATGCGGGTTCTATAAAATATAAAATCGAGGCATGAAAAAAAG